GAAAAGCCATTGACTGCAGAGTATTATAATAGAGATAAATTTGCTTCCACAGGTTTCAGAAGCCAATGCAAGGCTTGTCGCAAGATCAAGGAAGTTGAGTATCGTAAAAGCAATAAAGAGAAAATTCTAAAAAAAGCTGCCGAGTATCGAAAAAACAATAAAGAAAAAATTAATGAACAACAAGCTGAGTATCGTCAGAACAATAAAGAAAAAATTGCTAAAATTAATGCTGACTATTATCAAAACAATAAAGAAAAATTTGCTAAAACTAATGCTGAGTATTATTCTGAGAACAGAGAAAAAATTCTTGAAAAAAAAGCTGAGTATCGAAAAAACAACAGAGAAAAAATTTCTGAAAAAGGTGCCAAATGGTATCAAAACAATAAAGAAAAAATTCGTGAACAACAAGCTGAGTATCGAAAAAACAATAGAGAAAAAGTTCTTAAACAAAAAGCTGAGTATTACCAAAACAATAAAGAAAAAATTCTTAAACAAAAAGCCGAGTATCGCCACTACAAAAATTCAGAGCAACCTGCCTGTGTTTATCAAATAGTGAACTCCGTAAGCAATAGAATTTACATCGGTGAAACAATGCGAGGAGAATTTCGCTGGAAGCAGCACTTATGTAATTTAAAAGGCAATCGCCACCCTAACTGCAAACTCCAAGAAGATTATGATAAATTTGGAGAGGAAGCCTTTTCTTGGAGCATTATACAAGAATATCCGAAGAATAAAGATGTTTTACTGTTGGAAGAGATTAGGACAATAGATAGATTTCTTAGAGAAGGAAAAGAATTATACAATTTAATGTTAACGATAGACCAACTTAAATTATTAATGGATATAGGAGGCGATGGTTGTGACATAAATCATCGTACAATAACGAAAGAAGCACTCGCAAAAGCAAAGACCAACGGTGTCAAGTTGGGTACGCATAACGAAGTAGTTCGCATGGGTAGAGAAGCACAATCAAAGGTCACTAATGACCGTCTGTTCCCTCTTATAACAGAGGCAAGAAAGCAGGGTCTTGTATCCCTTCAAAAAGTAGCTGCTTTTCTTAATGACAAGGGTGTTAAGACACCCAAAGGAAAAATCTTTACAAAAGCTAATCTCTCGCCCATCATGAAGAGATACAGAAAAGAAATCTTAATGGAGGAAAAATGAAGAAATGCCCAAAATGTGGAATTGAAAAGCCACTAACCACCGAATATTATTACAGAAAGTCATCAAGTAAATCAGGGTTTTTCTCACAATGCAAGGTTTGTGTAAAAAAACGGCATACCAAGTATCAAAAAAACAATAGAGAAAAAGTTCTTAAAGCAAAAGCTGAGTATCGAAAAAATAACAAAGAAAAAATTAATAAACAAGCAGCCGAGTATCGAAAAAACAATAGAGAAGAAATTCTTAAACGAAAAGCTGAGTATCGAAAAAATAACAAAGAAAAAATTAAAAAATATCTAAGTATCGAAAAAGCTATGTAGCAAGACTAGACCCCAACCAAAAACAAAATCTTTCTGAATATGGAGCCAAGTGGCGCAACCAAAGAAACGCACAACAGCCTGGCTGTATTTATCAAATAGTGAACTTCATTAATAATAAAATCTACATTGGTGAAACAATACGAGGAAAAGTTCGCTGGTCGGAGCATATCAAAAGACTCCAAGGAAATCGTCATGGCAACCACAAGCTTCAAAAAGACTTTGATAAATTTGGCGAGGAATCCTTTGAATGGTCAATAATAAAAGAGGTAGACAAAGATAAAGACACACTTCTTTTGGAAGAGATTAAGACAATAGACAGGTTTCTTAGAGAAGGAAAAGAATTATATAACCTATCACTAACGATAGATCAACTTAAACTATTAATGGAGGAAAAATGAACGGACAATATATTTATTATTTTGATGCAGGACTAGCAGTGATTGGTTTATTGGTTGTGTATTACTTTTTATTAGACATGGGAGATGACGAATGAGATTTTTATTATTAACAACACTTTTGGCTTGTAGCAGTGATATAGCAATTATCACAACAGAAAAAAACAATGATACAAGCGATGTAATCACAGAAGAGCCTTCTTCAACGGTTTCAGCAGAACCAAGTGCACAACCGTCAAGTGAGCCCGCTGGTCAGCCAACATCAGAG